TTATTTGAATATTTTGTATTGTTCACTGTTGACTGTTTTGACATAAGACTTTATCCCTTCTTTCACATGATTAGACTTGGCTTTTGTATAATCTATAAGTAAATCAACTATTCTTTTTTCGGTAATCTTTAAGTGTAGGTGTGATAAATGAATATTAAAAACCACTACATGATCAGATGGAGGATTTTTCTTTTCCTCATTAATATAATAATTTGAGCGAACAACAGCCTTTAACAATTCCATATATATTTCATCCAACAACTCCTTTTCTGAAGATGAAATAATAATATCATCCATGTAAACACTTATTTTTATATCTTTACGGTTAAAGCACTCTCTTATCTTATTGCCTAAAAAACTTTTGTGTAAACAAAGAGTTGCTAATATTGGTGACTGTACAAAACCAAATGGAAGAACATGCGATGGAGTAGAATTCACTAAATTTTTTACTGTAGAAAATTTGGCTATTTCTCTAGCTTTTTCAAACTGATAAAATTCCTTTAAAACCCTAGTTATTCGACTCCTACCAGTGGAATTAAAGAATCCTTTAATATCAATGTGAGTAAAATATTTATTTTCCAAATGAGCTTTTAGAGCTGCAATATGCCCACCATTACGTAAGTGATAGTAATATAGAGGAGGAGTCCATTTTAGGTATAAGTCATCTAAAAAAGCTAAGCCTTTATTTCGCTCTTCTAATGAAGGTACATAGATCCAGCGATCTTTTTTAAATTCAAACTTATGTAGCCAGCGATTTTGGTAAGCAGTCATATTCTTTCGATGGGTAGTTAAAGACCATACTAATAAGCTCATGATGTTTAACAATAAAGTCGATAGCTACATCTACTAACTTTATGCAAAGTATAGCAAACTTGACACACTTTATTGAAAAATCAATACGCTTATTAGCTAAGTCATAATTATTTTTTTTCATTATTATGTTCCCCGAAAGACCCTGACATTACTTAGCGCAAGCGCATGGTCTAAACTAAAACTGATGACCGCTTAGGACAACTTAAGAAAACTTTAGGTCATCCGGATGCAACTTTAAGCGTGTCACACGGCTATCCACTCAGCGTGGCAAACTTTAAGACTCTCTTTCGGAGATAGGCAAACTTGCCTAACGTCAGGTATGATAAATTCTATATCATTTATTCGAATGATCAACCACATAAATAAATAGCAAACAGATATATAGATATTGAGGTTTAAAATATCTAACTGATAATCGATTGGTCACTGGTTCAAGTCTAGTAGATGACGCAAAATTTTATCTTTTAAATAAGCATATTAATCCACCTTTAACAAAGAGGCTTGTTTGTATCTAAAAGCCACTACCGACAGATATTCTTATCTTGCTCTTAAAAAAGGTATTCTTTATTTTTCATACTGTTATCTTTATAGTAAAAACCTTATATAATTATTTAAAAATCAACTTAGCATAGGAATACTAGCGATGAAAAATGTTCTTCTTATTAAATCAGATGGCACAACAGAATCTAGGATGGAAGATGATAAGGCCACCACAATGGAAATAATTGACATTAGTTTGGTTCCTAGAGATATAAGAGTAAGGTCAATTGAGGAACTTACTTATAAAGAAAAAGTATACTTTTACGTACGCGATAGTGATGTAATCAGCAATGACAGAGTTTTATGTGTTATTGCAGGCATCGACTAATTTTCTATTTATTTCAGTTTCAAAACTCTATAACTACCTGAAAAATAAATACTCTATAAAATGCTCTCACGTAAAATGTAGAGCATTGATCCTACGTAAAATAGAAATTTTCTATATCTTTCATTGCGTTGTATTTTTAGCGCGATCCATTCCGTAATCCAAAAACTGGAATCCCCTGAAATTCTTTTCACTCATTTCAGTTTGAAATTTTCGATAACTCCCTAGTGCTGGCGCGGCTTAGCAATATGTTTTGTAGAATTTCAAAACTGAAATAAAGTTTAGATCCAAATTGTGCAGGCGGGTGCGGTGTAGTGCATTTTACGTGGTAGGTAACTTTATTTCGTGGGGTAGCGCTGCATCTGCGCCATGCTGTTGATATGATCCAAATGAAAGGTTGCTTGATGTGGTTTGATGGTTGGAGTGCTTAGACTGTCTTAAATGCTGTTAAATTACAGGTATAAAAAAGCCCACGGCTGTGGGCAAGAGTTGGACTAAAACTTTATTAACCAATGACTGGGGAATATTTTTGTTTCAAGCTATCTGATTTACTTGCGGTGCCTTTGATGGCATCGGCATTCAGTGGTGTTCCGGTATTACTGTGTGAGTGGTTGGCTGTGAGTTCGGCTAATTCTTTAACAACATCTAATGTATCAATCATTAGCTGAGCAACGTTTATCTGCTGGCTACCAATCCAAACGACAGGGGCAATAATTTGCTGTTGCGCACCTGCAATGCTTTGTCGTATCTGACCAACTTTTTCAATCAGCCTTTGGCCAACAGTTATATTTGCGTCTTCGGCAATATCAATTTCTGCTTTTTTACCAATGCTGGCCACTAAGTTACCCTTAGCCGCAATACTGTAATCACCATCCGCGACTTGTTGAATGGCTCCGGCAAGGAGTGTCACCGTTCCCAATACCATGGTTTTATCTGTCGCTTGGATAATAGTGTCACGGGTAACTAAAGTTCGCTTTTCTGTATCGGCGGTAACTTGCCGATGCATAGATGATTCACTAATGGTCTGGTCAGTTTGTCGTTGCCAGCTTCCATCTTGCGTAATACGTTGTGATACTTCTTGACGTTGCTGCTGCAATTGCTCACCCGGCTTAATATCCGGTAACGTATTGCCTTGGCTCAGTGTTTGTCGAATGAATGGCTTATCCGGTCTACCACCTTCAAAGGCTATTTCAACAACAGTACCAACTGGCGGAAACTGAAACATACCGCTTTCACCTCCGGCCATAGGAAGTGGCAACGGCACTGCACGGTAAATCGGTGAGCCAGATTCTTTACCATCTGCATCTAATAGTTGAACATCCACGGCGTAACGTGGACGGTATGGATCAGACATATCACCGGCACTTACAGGTTCGCTGTGTGCTTCAATTCTTGCTGTTTTTGGCAGGTGCAAACCCGCTGATAGTTCAGGGTAAGCGCTGTCCATTTGTTTTTGAATCGGGCTTTTATTGGTGTCTTGCCCTGAAATGGCGCTTTTAACTTCCCATGTCAGCGTCATATCTTCATTATTGAGATTCACTTTGATGATGCGTTTACCATTAGCTTTTACTCCTGGGCGCAACGATTGCACCATAGGAATGGTCATGCTATTACCGCCATATTGCGCACTAGCAAATTCGTTTGGGATCTCAATCGGTTTTTCAGCAAATAAAGAATGTGACCAACTACCAACAAATACCGTACCATCTGGCAATTGTTGCCAAATATAATCATCAATATTGAAGACGTGGCCAAGGTTCGATAATAGCTGATACCCTGTTCCATTGTGTGTAAAGTGTGGAATAGGTTTATTGACATATTCTGCATTTGGTAACTGAAACGTTAACCCGCTTTCAGCCTGCAAATAATCAATGACGGTGCGTAATGTTGGGTGTTGAAATGAGCATGGCCATTGGCGCTCAAAAACTCCGACTAATTCACGAACAAACAGACGCTGAAAACCATTGGATGACGGCTGCGCTCGTTCGACAAATCCTGTGAAATATCGTAGTAATAATTCAGGGTAACCGACTTCAATGCGCACTAATTTTCCGGAATAATCATTATCTGTTTTTACGGTGACAAAGCCTCGTCCAGCGGCCGATAGCTCTAACATAATATTGATATCTGTGCTCTGAACTTCATCACCAGACAGATAGAGTCGATTGATTGGCTTCATTCCTTTTACTCCAACGCATCATTAATAGGTTTTAATACTTTTTGCTCAAACCACGTTAATTGCTCTGCGTCTTCCTTTGCATCAGAACCTTGTGATTGTTTTCCCGTCCCCGTAGTCGCTCCACCTTGCTTTTTCGCTGCTACTTTACTGTTTGCACGGGCTTCACGCTTTTCTGATACCGATAAATGCTCACGCAAAGTAAAGGTGATTTGCCATGCTTGCTTACCTTCTATCTTGCTGGCATCAATGGAGTTGGTAAATGTACCTATGCGAAAATTAATGGCTTGTGCCGTTAAATTAGCGACACGATAACGTTTCAAATTGCCATTTTCTTTGGCTTCGGCAAGCTCAAATAACCGAGAAAAGGCTTTGCTTTCAGTAAAGGGTAAAATGCCTGTCACGCGCAGTTCTTTAGGCTTAATGCCTTGTTCAGCTACTGCTGTACTGGATGATTGGCCAGATTGGTCTTTATCTTGAAACATCATACTTGGCGTGACGGCCAAGTTTTTCAGCGGGATAGCTTCACCGTTCAGGGCGAGGATAATTGTCTGTGTCATTTAACATCCTTGTTAATGCGGTAATTTCATCCCCCACGAATAAAGTTGCAAGGGTATAAACGGCATCAGGATCGGGAATATCTTTGCGCATTTTATCTGCCAAAATAGTGGCATCATCCGTACCTGAAAAAGCCCATACAGTGGCTGATTTCCCTAAAAGTCCGTTTAAGGCATCATTCATCTGTTTTAACGCATTATCTTTTTGTTTACTGAAATCAGATAGTGCGGATTTCATACTATCTAACCCACTAGGCTTGCTTGCAGCTGCTTTTGCCGCTTCAATCAGTTGCGAGTTAGACGCCATACGGCTTGTCGCTGTTGATAATGCCTGTGGCAGAGGTAAACCTCCTGCTATTTTACCGGGTATTTGCATTTTTGTGGTTGCAAGTGTTTCCGCTGTTCTGGCCATCCTCTCAACCTGAGAGAATACAGGCAATGGGAATACAGCCGAGAAAGCAGATAATGCCAACATAAATTCAGCAAAAGTTTTACCTGTCACCATAAGCACTAACGCGGAAACTGTACCAGCCCCTGTGAGTTTACTGGCAATATGATTAATTGCGTTGGCTGGGCTTAAATAACTACCTGATTCGTTATTTTGACCAACACCATAAACAAAGGGATGCACTGGCAAAATAGAACAGGTGATAGGCGGCATGGTAGCCGCCATTTTCATGGTTTGCTTACGCCAATAATAGCGCTGTTCGGTCATTGCGGTTTCTCTGGCCATTCAATGCTTGGTGCTAATGAAGTATCGATATCAGCAACATTAATACTGTAAATTTCCCATGCAGTAAGATTGTTTTTATCGTCGTCAGTTGCCATGTTCAGCCGCACTTTGCGCTCTAAAATAGTGATGTTTTTTTCTGCATCCTCAGCGCACAGTTGCTTTTGTATTTCTGCATCTGCGATGTGTTGCTCTTTTGAGATTAGTGGATTTAAATGTGCATCCATTTCTTTTGATGACATTTTTTTTATCACTTTTAAATTCTCTCTAATATCGAAGAATGCGGGCAAAATAGCGTCATACTCATCTTTCAATGGTTGATATTCTGATTTAATATTTTCAAATTCCGCGTGTAATTCTTCAAATTTAGCGGCCTTATCATCAAAAATTAGAGTTTTCTTTTTGATTTCAATAAGACTTTCATTCGCTGTATCTTCATCGTCAGTGACAGAGTTGGCGATAGCTGTATCTAATTGCGCTTTATCTTCATTGAGTTCTTGCATCGCGAGTTTTAAATTATTCCCAGCATCGACTAATAAAGACTCTTTCTCTTGAATTGCTACTTCTAATTCTGAAAGACGAGCTACTTGTGATAGTTGCTCGTCATCATAAGCAAAAACAGCATTGTTTTTATCTTTATAATATTTCATCATCTTAACTCCGCCCAGACCATGATTTCTCGACACGAAACTGAATATATTGCACCTGAAGGCACAATAAACGAGCACTGGTCTTGCCCTGTCATACCCGTCATGACTGTAATGCCATTAACATACACACCAACTTGAGATGCATTACCTTGCACGGATACCATTATCGGTTTTGATGTTGAGTTAGTGTAATTAATCCCAACAACCCTCTCACTCTTCATGTTTTTCCATGTTTCATTTGAGCAAAATAAACTTTCATAAACAGCATTTTGACTCATAACTAACTCTTTTGATGTTCCAACACCTTGAGTTACTTTATCCGTCGTGAATGCATTTTTATTACCCGTCCCTCTCAAAAATCCACTGTTATCAACAGTTGTATTAGCTTCGCTATATAATGCTCGTTTTGTAAATGAACTTTTGCTAGTGATATAGGTGTAAGCAATACCCGTTGATGGTGCAACAAATACACCAACACTGTAATTTGAATCGTATGCTATTTGATAGCCAGCCCCCCAAGTTCCAAATGTCCCATCTTCTGCGCCACCACCTTGCCGGAAAAATCGCCCTACACCGCCTTTTCTTAAATCAGAATCAGCTACTATCGCAGCTACCCCACCAACGCCAAACTCTCCAATCTTTATGTAACTATCTTTCGGCTGAAAATTTTTAGTAGCAGCATCCTGACTCATTACTTTATCTTTCGACGTTCCTGTGGTTTGTACTACATTGTTATTATCTAATTTTCCATCTAACCCATTCTTTAAATCAGTATTGGTTGCATAGTCACCGGCTAGTTGATAATTTCCAACTGGTTGTTTTTTTTGCTAACTCAGCCGTCACCATTTGCTGACTTGTAAATAACTCAGTGCTATTTCCCGTTTGATGGGTAATATTGGCTTTATCCGCTTTCTTGCTTAAATCCAATTTAAGCTTGCTTTCTAATGCGCTAATTTCTTGACTGTTTAAAGCGCCCATAGGACGCAAGTCTTTCACGTTCCCCGATGCATCAACACTGGCAATTGCAAAAACTTGGTGGGTAAATCCCGCAGCATCAACATAATTACTCAGCGTTGCTGCTGATGTAATTTTGATAACCGTATTCCACTTACTGACAATATTTCCCTGATAGCTAAAATCTGCGTAAATTTTGGTATTGCGTAACCCGTTTAAAATCTGGTTTTGCTCCAATTGCCCACGCAAACCGCCCACATATCCCAGCCCCTTTTTAACAGTGAACTGTTCACCACTGCGAGTGACTTCAAAACCATCATTAAAGAATGCGGCAGCGCCGTAATTATCGACGTTAATAAGACGCTGCATTTCATCCATGCCCGTTAGACGGGCAGTAAAGTCAATCTGCCACGTCTCTGCGCTGGTTTTGATTTGTGTTTCTTCGGCTGCTCCGTTGAATTCAAGCAAGAATGAACGGATCAGAACGTTGCCTTGCTGCCCATTTTGCGTTTTCAGCTTTTTTTGAATTGGGGCATGGGTGATCATAGCAACAGTACCGGATTCTTTATTGAGTAACCCAATCCAGTTAAAGTCGAAATCGCCTACATCTGCACCTAAGGTGACGCTGTATGCGACTGCGTTCTCACTCACCAAACCAGCTTTGTTCACGGCTTGGCGGTGAACAATCTGATTTGCAGGTGGTAACTTTTCGTTGCTGTCAATGGGTTTAGTCGGGTCTAAGTTCGGTACATTCGCGAACACAAATTCATTGAGCAATACAGCTTTTCCGCTGGCCGCTTCTTGTGCTTTCCAACTCTCGAAAGCGAGTGTAATAACTGATGCCATAATGTATTCCTTTACATTAATGAAGCGCCAAATACTTGGCTTGACGCTGAAATCTGTCCAATTTTGATATAAAGAGGTTGGTTAGGAATTGTGGCGTGGTAGCACACATAATCCGCTTCAACAAAACCGACTCTCATTTCTAGGTGATGTACTGCGATAACTTCGAAACGATAGCGGCGACACGTTCGCCCATATTGACGAATAATTTGCAAAAGTAAGTCAGTATTATTTGCAATTTGCCCATCACTGACACGCAAAATAATGACATCCCAATCAATATCCGGTTGCCTTTCGTTGACTTCGACATAACCAACCCCCAACCGCTTGAAAATATCAATAAACCCCGCAACGCTTCCTGCATCTTTGGCATTAATAAACGCATATTTCACACGTTTACGGTATAGCTCCAATGGCTCATTATTAAAGCGTTGAATATCACGTTGATAAGCTAGTATCGCCAATAAACTTTCAGTGCAGGTTTCTGCATCTAATTGCTGTAATGGCCACGTTAACCAGCCATAAACACCTGACCAAAAACGGCGTAATGCATTCAATAATTTGGCTGGCTCGCCTTTGTCCATCCAACTTGGTAAGGCGAGTTTCTTTAGCTTCTCGCGAAAGTCAGGCATTTTTCACCTCAACGACTAGTGACTTTAAACGCGGTACGCTTAATTCACTGGTGATATCCGCAAGTGAAAACGTGAGCGATTGAATATCTGAAAAAGTTTTGTGTAGCTCACGACCAAGATTCGAAAAAGAAAAGCGCGAATATGGCCATGTCTGTTTAACATCATAAAAACTGTTTTCACGAAAAGCACAACGTACAAGATCACCGGCTTCTTTCTTCAATTTATCTAATTGTTCTTTGGTGAAATTCCCTAGGTTTTCGACAAATAAAGTCAGGGTTAAATTATGATAAGTTTCCGGCATTGGCATGCATTGCATATCATCCCCATGACCATGGTGTCCTTGGGTCATCACATAATTATTGACCTTATCAACAAAGGGTTGGCTGACAACGCCGCTATCTAACAGCAAGTAAGCATTTGCAGTTCCTGCCCCGCGTGGTGCATCATGCAAAAAGAAAATACGGTCAATGCTTAATCCCACAATACTGGCAATCATGCCCGCATACACCGCATCAGTATGATAATTACCAACTAAATTAAACTGGTTCCGGCAGCGATCACGTAAATCATTATCGTGCTCGGCATCGCCTCCTGGTGTAGTGAGCCAATCATTTTCACTCTGGGCGCGTTCAATACCAGTGATAGCAACTGGTAGAATACGAAAATAACCCGGTGCAAGGTTATAAGCGCCCCCCGCATCCTCTGCAATCACGGGAATTAATTGGCTTTGTGTCCCGGCTGCGATTTCAACCGCTTCCGTGGTACTGACGCTATAAATCACACCTGCAATCCGTTCAGTCTGAATAATCGTACCTTTTGGCACTGTCACGGCAGGCGCACCTACTGCTTTATAAAAACGGATCACACCATGGGCTTTAGTCGCTTCTTTGCGTTTTAAGTTGACGCCCCATGCAAACATATCTAGCCACACACCGGATGCAGTCGCTAGATACATATTGCGCATGACAACATTCACTAATGCGTCTTTTAGCCAAAGAACTGGTTTAGTCACAATGGTGGTGATTAATCGCCAAAAAGGTGACATTTTAGACGTGTTGGTGATTAACCCTTCATCGGCAACGACTTGATTAAATTCAGCCTGAATTTCAGCCTCAGTTGTTGGCATGCCACTGTCATGCAAAACTTTTTCGTAGTCTACTTCGGGCTTATTCACCATAATCAACCCCCACATCCATGCGGCCAAAATCATAAGTTTCAGCGGTGATCCATAATTTCACTGGCGATTCTTCATGAACAGAAATGGTGCCCGGAATAATGCGCTCATCATCTTCAACCAACATTTCAATTTGATTGCGAATGTCTGCTCGTAAAGTTGGGCTTCGTTCACCGACCAGTTGAGTGGCTAAACCGCTTTCGATAATGGCATGGACGCAATCTTGTGCGATTGATACACGGTTGTTACACAGTGTCGGTTCATTCCCTGAATTTAATGTAAAATCACGGTGAGTGATCAATAAATCAATGTATTGGCTATCCATGCGCTAACATCTCATATTCTGCTAATTGTTGTGGTGACGGCATTGTTTCAACTTTAATGGTCACATTTTCATAATTTCGGCTGTTATCAACATTGCTGGTTGTTGATCCCACGGCATTTTTACCCACTCCATTTTTATCAATTCCCTTTAGTTTTCCGCCCGTCAAAATTTGTGTATTGTTAACAGGAGAGGTTTGAGATTGCATAAAAATTTGTTGCTGTTTAAGAATATCGACAGCATCTTGACTATTGATATTAGGAACTGAATTTGCTGCTTGCGCCGCGTTATCAATTTCCATCTTATCAATGCTCACTCCGGGGATGTAATTCAGCTTTTCAACAAATGAGTTATAAATATCTGCAAATGTTTTCTTAACCCATGCCCATACGCCACCAAAAATGTTTCTAATGCTCTCAGCCATCGCGGTAAACGTGTCACTCAATGAAAAATTATCAAACCAGTTACAAAGGGTTTCCCAACCATCACCAATGATTTTCCATGCTTTTGTAAATGCTAATGAAACGGTTTCAGCAACGATACAAAGTGATTTAAAAACCAATGTATCTGAAATGTAATCGGTAAATTCCCCCCATTTTTGCTTCATCCATTGCCATGATTGCATAGCAATTCTGCCCATTTCTTTAATCCAGATAGCCGCTGCTTGAAAGGCTTTGGTGTCCATTATTGCGGCTTTAATATCATCCCAATATTTAATGAGGTAATAGATTCCCACTGCAAGTAACGCAATAGCACCAATAATTAACAGGATTGGCCAACTCATGAGATTAATGCCAATGCCTGCCATTACCGCCGCCATTCTTAATGCTAATAATGTGCCGCGCAAAAATTTTAATGTCGCGTTCCATACCACCATGGCTTTATTTGCTAACCAAACTGCACCGGGGATCAGTCGTAAGATAGCAAGGCTTAGTTTCCAGATAACAACTAATCCTGCCCAAATAAATTTACTAATACCCATGACGATATTCGCCATAGCACCTGCGGCAGCTATACCCGTAATGCTTGTTGCAATAAATCCCACGTATTTGGCGATATGTGGGAATAGGGTCAACCAGCGTTGTACTGTTTTCCCCATTTCGGCAATCTTGTTAACTAGCGGCATAATTACGGGTAATAACGTCATTCCTACCGCGACACGGACGTTAGTCCAAATCGCCATTAATCTTTCCCATGGATCAGCTAGTTTTTCTGCCATTTCACGAGTACGTTTCATGCCGTCATTTGCGCCCAGTGACGTCATGTTTTTACGTAACACATCCACATCGCCATAAAGCTGTTTAACCACTATTGCGGAATCACCAAATGCATCCTCAATCTCTTTTTGGGCTTTCAGATTGCCATCAATATTTGCACCGTATTTTTTATGCAATTTTTCCAATATTTCAGGCATGGAATTCATCTTGCCCGACGCATCCACAAAGCTGATCCCTAATTTTTTTGCCCCATCGGCCGCACCAGTCATAAAACCTTCGTATGCGCTACTGGCTTCTGTTCCCAATGTGCGTTGAAGCTCTCCTAACACCGCGAGTTGTTCGTCAATACCGACACCAAAATGCGTCCCTGCTGCTCGTGCACCTTCCATTAAATCGGTAATCTCTGCCATTGACGTACCGAATGTTTGGGACATATACAGGGCTTTTCCTGCCAGTTCTTCGGCAAATTGATTTTTGCCAACTTGGTCAGCATAGGTTGAAAATTGTGAGAACATTTGTCCCATGTAAGCGGTGGCTTCATCGGATGTGCTTTTCAATGCAGCGGCTGTCGTGTTCGTGACGGTGGTTAAATAAGGCAATTCATTATCTGCCACGCCCCGAATTTGTTTGCGGATAGCTAAAGCAGATTGAGTGAATTCAATAGAGGACTTACCATATTGCGCACTAAAATCCATGGCGGATTGTGTGACTTTTTTCATTGCAGAGTCACTAACACCCTGCAAACTTGCCGTTTGTAGGGCTTCATTCATTTGCAAAGCAGGATCTAACAGACTTTTTAGCGAAAATAGCGCACCAGCCAAACCTGCTGCACCAATGGCCGTTTGTTTAAAGGCTTTTTGACTGTCATTAGCAAAGCCAGATAATGCCTCTTTAGCCTGTTTTAATGGCTTTGTGACGTTATCAATTAGGCTTAATGTAAAATCTAATGAATTCATTTATCACCCTTAATCGCTAGTGCAATCCCATTCGCGACGGCAATGCGCATATTTTCCCAGTGTTGGTTGTTTAGCCATGCTGCACGAGCCAAATTATCAATGTCGTCATCATCGTGAGGATAATAATGACGGCGTAGCGCAATAAATTGCTCTAACTCATTACGCTCTATCGATTCAACCCGTGCTTTTAGTTTTTTACGCTAATTTCCAATTTCGGGGCGTATTGGTCATTAATAGAGGTTGCAATCTGCAAGGCTGCACCCGGCATTTGCAATAATTCGTCTAACGCTTCTTTGTCATCTTTCACAACAATTCGGCGTAAGTAGGTATGTGCAGGAGCCACTTTATTATCCATGGCCATTTCATTAATGAACCCGTTATAAGCGGTCATGTTTGGTTCAAAACGGATATCTTTACCTGCAATTTCTAAAGTGATTGGCTTACTCATGTTTCAGTTCCTTCTGAGGTTAATTTCATCGACTAATTGGTTGTGTCGTGCTGAACAATTCCCATACAGCATTAAAAATTCGGTTAGCGGTTCGCTAATGTCCTTGCCCGTCTGACCATTCAGCATCGGTAATTTTACCGAGCATTTTGTGAGTAAGTTCTCCTGATAATTCTCGCTCAATGCGCGTGGCACTGGCGTTGTACATGCTGACAAATTCAGGACTAACACACACATTAGTAAAAACAGGCTTAATAATTTCAGTTCTAATTTCTTTCGGGGCAGCATTAGCGATCCCCTCCAATTGATTTTCTAGCTTTCTTGCCGATTCACGGGAAATGGCTTGCGACTCTAAACGGGCTGCATCACCAGCTTCTTTTGCTGCTTGCTCAACGACTAGCTGTAAACTGTCGTGATATAGCCCGTTGACCCACCAACCTGCACCAAATGCCGTTGCTAACAAGGTGAATATAAGTGCAAGCTGCTTTGTCATTACTTAACCCCGTTATGCTCTAACGAATAATGGTTACCGTCATTAAATCGACCTCCCCACGTACCGCCAATTGACTCCCAGTATTCACCAAGCGCTTGATGGTCTGTTGTTTTGCTTAAATACACGCCGTCTTTGAATAAATTTAAATCAACGGCTAAGCGCATCGTGTGTAAGCTGTTTTTAATTCCCGTGCCTTTTTTAGCGTTTAACGCTGCACACTCAGGAGTGCGCTCGGCTTCCCCCAAAGAGATGGCATAACCCTTGTCATATGCAAAGATAATTAAGTCAGCAATCATGCGAGTAAATTTGCGTTGTTTTTCACCTAATGTCATTTTTCAACTTTCCTTGTAATAGAGCTTTCCCACGCTTTTTAAGCCACATTTCAACTAACTGGTAACCAGCAATTCCAAAAGCGGTACCAATCCCCGTTACCGCTAAGGGGGATATATTGGGGAACCAAATCAGCGCGGCACCTGCCATGACTGAAATTGCAGCCCCCAAAAAGACACGTCCGAAAAATAAACGAGCGGTAATTTGTTCGTCACTGGTGAGGATTTTACCAACAGCAATAAGCACCCCCATAAAAAACAAAGTGATAAATGTTTTCTCATGTTCTTCCATGAACACTATTCCTTTTAACCAATTAAATTATCTGTCAATTCTGACTCAAGGTATGGAACACCATCTAAGCGCACAAAGTCTGGGCTGGTCACAAGGTATTTCACTTTTAAATTTATGGTGCTGCCGCCTTTAGGGTCATGATCCAAAATGTCTGATAGCAACAACTTGCAACCAAAAGCTTCTACCTTCATTTCTTCGGTACCCGCTTTGGCGTACCACATCAAATCCACTTCGGGAATACTGCGCCATGAACCTGCTGCACGCGCTTTCGCTTTCAAAATCGCTAATGCTTTGGTGCTAAATTCTAATTCTCCCTCGGCGGAAACATCACCGGAAACCCAGCCATCTGGCACGCCATTGGTTTGGGCGGCTCCCGTATTATCTGTGATACTGAGCGTTGATTTTTCAACATGAATTAATGAGCCATCCAAATTGAAATCAAAGGATTGGCCGGAAATGCGTTTACTCATTATGCGTTCTCCAATGAGGTATCAAGGATCACACTCGCTTCAATCCCTTTGGGGCATTCATACGTGCGAACCATAAAATAAACTGCCACTTTGGTTTTGGTCATCCAAGTGATAACAACATCATTATCTTTTGGTGGCTTGCATTCACCGGGGAACGTCACACCATTAATTTCACTTGAACGTGACATTTCACGCATGACTCGCGCAAAATAGCTTTTATGGGTTTCAATCGAATTAGGGGTATTGTTCAGGCTGCGATCACCAATTTTAGCAATCGCCCGAATGCGAACGTTACGTGCCACTTTATCGACAATGCGAAGGTTTTCGATAGCTTGAAAATCACCGCCTTCCACATCTAATGTTCGACCGTCAGCCCAATACAGCCCGTCAAAATCCGGATACCACATCGGGACACTAATGCGATTTTTTTCTAAAGCTTGCAGTGTCGCTAAATCAATCTCTTTATCTTTACCATCCACAGGGAGTACAGCACCCATGTCAATTAGCGCACCCGTTTTTACACGAGCAGGGGTATCTGCAATTGTGACCGATCGAGTACAAAGTCGACCTGCTAATACGCCCGGTTCTTTACCCCATAATTTCGGTACAAGCTGAACTGAAGGCGCAGAAATACCTTTTTGTAACTCAGTAATTCTCGCGACATAATCAGACCAGGTTTCATCATCTTGTGTTGCATCAACCGCAATAATTGACCAAACCCAACGCCCAAATTTTGCAATTAAGGTCGCTCTTAAGGTATTAGCCGCATCAATCACTTCTTTTGTCGCCGACGTTAACAGCACATACCCTTCGACACTCGCGACATCCTGAGCCGCGATAACGGCATCAACAAACGCCAATGGCTCGGCATTTTCAGGCATAACATGAACATACGCTGACCAGTTTTGCCCTGCATTATTCATTGCGGCGATGATATTGTTTTTTAACGTGCTATCTTCTCGACCTAGCACATCATCAAAATCAGTTTGTGTGTTGATGGAAACCGTTTTACCCACATTGGTATTGCCTGTTCCCACAAACAATACAGTGCGTTCAACCTCTTTGGTTTCCCCTTGTAGCTGATTTACTTGGTTCACCTGTACAGATGGCCATGTCATAAAAAATCCCTCTTTTATGGTTGTTTAACCAAAACCAATCCCTTGCAGTTGCCGTGCGAGGGCTTTTTCAAATTCATCTTGATTGATGCCCAAGAACTCACGCGCTGGCACATCAATCACCCATGAATTTTGTGGTGTTTCATCGCTTAAGGTGCGAATTAATAAGCCTGCTTTAGCAAAGCTCATCCCGCTTTCAATGGCTTTAACTGGCGGTTTGCGCCAGCCTTTGCCTTTGCGCTCTTTGTACCCCAGCGCCCGCAACTTTTTAGCTTGCTTCTTGGTGGCTGGCCGTGTTTTATCGCGCTCAGCTTTAAAGCTGGATTTACTCACGGTCACGTTCATCCCATGTTGTTGTGAATAACCCACAACACCTGCTGGAACCTGTTTTTTTCCGTTGCGATATTTGCCCCCTTTGAGGTAAATCCGCACGCTTTGTGTTTCGGGCAATTCCTTGATGTGCAGCACTTTGGGCATATTGCGCAGCATCTTTTTACGCCAGTTTCCCTGGCGTTGTTGCCACGGTTCGCCTTCGGGTGTTTGTTGGTTGCGGACATTGCGTTTTGCTGCCGCTATCACGCCATATTTCGCGATACGCCATAACAAGCGCTGGCGTTTTTTCGGGGTTAAATCAAACCGCTTAAGTGCCTCTTGCAACGTGTTAAATTGGCGTTGATTTAATTGGCCACTTATCATGCGTGAACGCCTGCAATATCTGCTTCTTGGGCAATCCACACATCAGGGTCACACAGTGTCCAGCGCTTACCATCCATCGGTACAATACCGTTTTCGTCTTCTCGCATGTTGACGTTCTCCGCCAATTGCAGCGTGACAATCACCACCGCTTGGTGGCTCTCATTTAAGTCCACATCCATGGATGGGCGTTCTAAATCCAGCTGAATATCATCGATATCGTCATTTTCATTGAGCCAGGCATCGATCAGAATACCGATGTAATCCGGATTCACTTGGCGATAGGGAAAACGCCCCCAAACTATCGTTGCGTCATACTGTTTGATGTGCATCCGGTATTGGTCATTACCTAAATCCCGTTGTGCTGGAATAAACTGAATGCTGTCCATCGCACTAGAAAATTCCACATTACACACGCCATCGGGCAAGTTGGCTTTTAAAAAGGCGGTGAGTTGCTGCAATTTGCTCATATCATGGTTACCGTGGCGCGTTTTAAGCCTTTCATATTGCGGATCACTAATGAGGATTCCGCTAACAGGCGATTGCGCAGTTCAGGGCTTTCTTGCTGCGAATTCGGGGCACGGTTCACGATGGAGCTGTATTCCCCCAATAAATCCGCTTTAGCTCGCGCAAACACCGCTTTTAAATACTGTGCACATAAGGCATTACGGCCATTACGTTGCACACCTGGCACCTCTGCCGCTTGGTGGTAGCCTTTAGCGTGATGCTGATTTTTCACACTAGTGAGTTCACCATTAATTTCGGTGATGGTGTTCAGTAATGCATCGGCCAAAAAATCCGTATCGATACTGGTCGGCAACGAACGGCTTTTCTGAAATTCCAGTAAATCCACATCTGGCCAAAAACCGTCATTGGTAATGATTTCTTGGCGATAATTACCGCTATTACCATCAAACATGGGCTGTCCTTAATTAAAAAGTGGGCAAGACCAGCTTCCATGGCCAATTGCAATCAATTGCATTGCCTCAGCTGCGCCCACTTGGCTTGCGGTAGTCATTCGGCAGTAAGTGCCCGCAGCCGCATAGCAATGCGCGTGCGATGGGTTCTTACGCCACTTTTGGGGTTAAGCTGATGCGCCCTCGCAAGGTAAGCATCGGCTTTTTCTAAATCATCCACATTATCAATGGCACTGGCTTTCGCTTCACTGTTATCCCCTTTGAGGATTTCCAAGGCCGCGAATTTGTACCACTTAGCCTTAATTTTTTCGTGAACCCGCCATTTTTCGGTGACGTTGTGAAACGTGCGTGAAAAATAGGGTTCAATGGCATGACCTGCTTCGCTTTCAAGCTGTGCCCATTGCAAGATGGTGTCAGCCACAAAGGCAGGAAAGCCACTTTTAAAGCCTGTCGGGGTGAGCTGTCCTTGCTCGATGGCTATATCCGCCCAATCCAATCCTTGCTGGAATTCCCCCACATCAAACAGCCACACGACACAGTAGGCAAAAATCGGGTTTTTATAGATTTTCCCGTCGTCCAGATAACGCTGGGCAGTCGGCAGATAATTGGGCAAAAATTCCTGCCGTTTTATCTCGGTGCGTTCTGCGTTGGTCATCCCTTTGAGCCGTGCGGCATCCTTGTCAACGGCACGCGCTTGTAAGTGCATACTTTCGCCATCGGCAATGGCAATTGCCTGTTGCTGCTCCAGCTTTTGGCGCATTTCCACTTTTAAGCGGTGGCGTTGACCGGGTGATAACATTAGTCTGTCTCGACGGTGTCTTTCGGTTCAACCAATTCACCGATAGTGACCGCTGACTCATCAATTGCCCCGTACAGCTCAGGGTATTCCAATGCATATCCCTCATTACGCAGGTAATTGTTTTCATACTGTTTACGGTCATCCACAAACTCTGCTTTGCGTTGGCGTGTATTGCGCTGCGTGTACAAGTGCAAATTGGATAACGTCGTAACAACTAAGCGTTTCCCTGGCATAAATGGCGGGATGTAGGCGGCGCGGCCTGCAATGGTAGTGCCCAGTAATTGCGCGGCAATTTTCTCCGTTGGGCGGTCAGCGGCTTGATACAAGCGATGCTGTTCAGCAGCCACCAAGTCAGCGCCTACTAACACAACAAGACGAGGGTCAGTGCGGTATTGCACAGGAATACAAGTGTTTACCACTTCTTGCGCCATCGCATCGAGCGAACGGAAATCGCCTTTTTCATCCAAGGTGATAGATTCGGAGATCACTTGCTTACCGCCGTCCCATTCTTTGGCGATTTGGTGCCACCCTTTGTTCACATCCTCACCATTGGGGTACTTTTTCGCATCGGTGCTATCGGCCACGTGCGTACCGTTAAAACCAATGCGCAACATGTCGAGGGCAAAGCTTTCATTAACGAAATTTTGCATCCGTTGGTAAAACTCATTTTCACCGCCTGAGTTTGCCCAAACGGACAGTACATCCCACGGTAAAAACGCCCCTGAGTCGGTTTCGGCTAATTTATACTCATTGCCATCAATGCCCGTTTCACGCATGAAACGGCCACCTTTTTTACGCCCTGTGAATAACCCAAGGTTACCCACAGAAATCACTTGGCCAGCTAATTGGTCAACGTCCGCGCAGTAAATCAGGTTGAGAAATTCAACCGATTCCATAATCGCTTTACGTAGCGCAATTTCTTTCGGTTCGGTGATGGCAAAATATTTCGACGCATCATCAATGTTGTATGAGCGCTCAAGGCCTGATTTATGGCCTTTTAAATACGTTCTGGCCGTATTGTTTAAAAACATGGAAATCCCTCTCCAAAATTCAGTAATGGGCTCTGATCACAACGGATTAGAGGTGTACAAACTCTTTACGGCCTGCGGGGTTTTTCCCTGGAAGCTGGGTCGCCACTTTGCTGAATGATTTGGTGATTTCCGGTAAGTTGTCGCGCAGTTTGGCGAAATCTTCGGTGTCCACCACATCTTTCACCACTTCCACATCACTTTGTGCTTGTTCCAACATGGTTTCTAATTCAGCGATTTTGCTCAGTGCTGCCGCCAAATCTGCCGCCATACCCGATAATACCTCATCGTTAACAGTGGTTTCGGTTGGCTTTTCTTCTTTGACTTCTTCAATGCCAAAGTGCTGACGCCATGTTTTCTTTGCGGGTTTTGCCATTTTTCGTTTTCCTTGTTTTTGACGACTAAAGTCGAGCCTTGTCGTACCTACACTGGCTGGGGTGTCCGTTACCGCCAAGCCTTCTAAATATGTCACGCCTGAATTGCGAAAATCGGTATTCATCTCGACCGAGGTAAACACCCCACGGTTTTGGCTGTTCATTTCCAATAAACGGGTAAAAGGCCGAAGTACGGCATACAAACGTAACGTATCGCTTTCATCGGTATCCGCTTGTAACTCAATGACCTCACCCAGTGGGTCACCGCGGTCTTCACCTGGCTTATTGTGCCGAGGCCAAATCATGGCGGTGTACAAATCAGTATCATAGGTTTCTGCCATTTCGATAATTTCCTCGGGCAGAATTTCCCGACCATCAACGGTTTCACCTTCCGTGGCAATGCAGAGCCATGTTGTGCGTAATTGCGACATTCAAAATCCTTAGCTGCATTCCATTCCTTTTGAGCCATCAGTATTGCCAATTCTTATTCACGGTGCGAATGGTTGAGTTCGGTTATCCGGCCATTACCGAAAACAGGTAGATGCCTGCAATTTCTGAACATTGCACAATGGCACCACTATGGCTAAACACTCAGATGCAAAAATACAGGTCGCCAAGTCACTTTACTTGCGACGCTATACCCCCGCTGAAATCGCGGAGGAACTTAACCTGCCTAACAGGCGGATTGTCTACTATTGGGCGCAAAAATGGTGCTGGGCAGATATGCTCAACCATGAGAGCGTATTGGAGGCAATTAACCGACGCATTGCGCTGTTATCGGAGCGCAATAAAAAAACGGCACTTGAACTGGAGGAACTCGACAGGCTGATTGCTCATCACGTCAAATTGATGGCGCAGGCCAATAAGCACAAAGAAAAGCTGGCTGAAATCAAAGCACAAGCCGAGTCTGGCGGGGAATACAGTGTAAGTGACGATGGCGAAACCAAGAAAAAACGTCGCTATAAGAAAAATGATATCTCTGAACTGACCCCAGAAGACTTTCAGAAATTCGCGGATGAAATGCTATTTGGTTACCAAAAACACCTGCGCATTAATATTAAAAAAGCCATTCGTAATATCCTCAAATCACGTCAAATCGGGGCGACGTGGTACTTTGCCTTTGAAGCGTTTGAAGATGCGGTCTTAACGGGTAACCCTCAAATCTTTTTATCCGCTTCACGACCGCAAGCCGAGGTATTTCGCTCCTATATCGTCAATATTGCGGATAAATTCTTCGGGGTCACGCTTACGGGTAACCCTATTCGTTTAAGCAATGGCGCAGAGCTGCGTTTTTTATCCACCAATAAGAACACCGCACAGTCATACAGTGGCCATTTGTATTGTGATGAATACTTTTGGGTGCCTGATTTTAAACGGCTGAATGAAGTCGCCTCTGCGATGGCAACCCACGATAAATGGCGTACTACCTATTTTTCTACACCGAGCGCGAAAACCCATCCTGCTTACCCATTTTGGACAGGTGATGAATGGCGCGGTAGCGATGCCAAACGTAAAAATGTGGAATTTCCTTCTTTCGCACAGATGCAAGACGGTGGCTGTGATTGCCCTGATGGCCAGTGGCGCTATGTCATTACCATTGAAGATGCCGTCCGCAATGGATTTAACCTGGCATCCATTGAAAAACTGCGCAACCGCTATAACAAAGACACCTTTAACATGCTGTATATGTGCGTGTTTGTGGACAGTGGCGCATCCGTTTTCAAATACAACGACCTTGAAAAATGTGCCATCGATATTGGTGTTTGGGATGATCACGATATTAATGCCGCACGGCCGTTTGGTGATAAAGAAGTTTGGGGCGGTTACGACCCCGCACGTTCGGGGGATACGTCCACCTTTGTGATAGTCGCACCGCCTTTGGTGGCAGGTGAATATTTTCGCATCCTCGCGACCTTTTATTGGCAGGGCATGAGCTGGAAACACCAAGCCAAACAAATTCAAGACTTGTACAGCCAATACCGTTTTACCCATATCGGCATCGATACCACAGGGATTGGTCACGGGGTGTATGAGATGGTGGCCGACTTTGCCCCGCGCGTCACGACGGCCATTCATTACAGCCAAAACACCAAAACGCAATTAGTCCTCAAAATGATTGATTTGGTGGATGAGCAGCGCATTGCCTGGGACGTTGAGCAAAAAGAAATTATGGCCAGCTTCTTAGCTATCAGGCACACCACCACAGGTAAAGGGGGCTCGATGACCTTTATCGCGGATCGCAGTAAGGAAACGGGTCACGCAGACGTGTTTTTTGCCACGTCACACGCCGTGGCCAACGAACCGCTAAACAATGAAAGACAGCGTAAATCTAAATATAAATTTCAAAAGGCTGCATGATGAGTAAGAAAAAGTTACGGAAAACCGCACAAAAGCAGACTACGAGCCAAAAATCGATGAACATCATCACATTAGGCAAGCCAGAACCGATTTTAACCACCCATACGGAATACCAAAACATTTGGTATGACAATGATTATGACCATTACAGCTTACCGATAGACCGCACCGCCCTGGCGCAATTGGTGAATTTAAATGGCCAACACGGGGGCGTGATCCATGCGCGTTCGAATATGGTGTTATCGGACTACCGAGGCGGTGGCCTGACGCATCAGGAGTTGCGTGCCAGCGTGTTGGATTACATTGTATTTGGTGATACGCCCATCTTAAAGCTGCGCAATTATTACGGGGAAGTGATCGGGCTGTATGTGTTGCCAGCGCTATTTATGCGTCGCCGTAAAAATAATGATTTTGTGATTTTGCAAGAGGGTGAGCCGATGGTGTATACCCCTGACGATATTATTTACATCAAGCAGTATGACCCACAACAGCAAGTGTATGGCATTCCTGATTATATCGGGGGCATCCATGCGGCCATGTTAAACAGTGAGGCCACCATCTTTCGTCGACGTTACTACCACAACGGGGCGCATACTGGGGGAATGATTTTTTGTAATGACCCAATGCTCACCGATGAAGTGGAAGTGATGATCACCAAAAAGTTAGAACAAAGCAAAGGGATTGGTAACTTTGAAACCATGTTCGTGCATATTCCCAATGGGGATGCGGACGGCATTAAGTTTATTCCTGTGGGGGATATTTCAGCCAATGATGAATTTAGTAATGTGAAAAACATCAGTGCACAAGATATTTTAACCGCACATCGTTTCCCTGCGGGGTTGGCGGGAATTATCCCTGGCAATGTTGGCGGCTTAGGTGACCCACGCAATGCCCGTGAAGCGTATCGACAAGATGAAATTATCCCTGTCCAGCGCATGTTCGCAAACGCGATAAATAACGATGGTGAGGTGCCCGATCATTTAAAGATCACTTTTCAAGAAGATAGCCACCAATTGAATTAAAAATAACGCAAAATTAATGATATTTACGGAATTTAACGGTCATAGGGAAATGAAAAATGCACAAAAGTAAGGTAAAATTACGGAGTCATTATCAAGCGGAGATTTGGAACATGCGAGTATTAAAAATATTCTGCCCTGAGTGTGGGGAAAAGGCGATTATTCGTAAATCAAATAGAAAGCATCGTGAAATTTCAGATCTCTATTGTGCATGCAGTGACGTCGAATGTGGCCACACTTATGTGTTGAGCTTGACCTTTGACCATACGATTAGCCCAAGCGCGAAAAGTAATAAAATGATTGGTTCGATGATACAGAATTTAAACCCTGAACAGCGCCAAATGGCGCTAGACTTGTTAAAGTCCAGCCCCGTTTAAAGCTATTTTTCGTTGGTCACTTTCGAGTGACTTTTTTATTTGATAAATGTAACTGAATATACATTAATTGTTCTAGGTTAAGACTGTTAATAAAGTTAGAGGTTGATAGATATTTAGAAAAAAGTTCAGCTTCTGTAGTATATTTGATGGCAATATTAGGTGTGTCAAGTATAACATCTCTAAACTTACCAGCGGTGTAATAATCCATATTAGAATCAATAGACAAATATGGATTAATATATAACTTTTCCTTTATTATTTTCCTCATGGAATCATAAAGTTCATTTGATATATTTCCACTAATTCCATTAACACCCTTGCTTGTTATAAATAGTATTAACTCGTCTAATTCGCTCTCACATTGATGATATAACTTACTTTGCTTATCCAATTTTTGATAAGCTACATCCCTATGTTTTATTGCGTCATTTTTTTCTTTTATTGCTTTGTTTTTTTCAGAAAGTGCATCGTTTTTATCTTTTATCGCATTTTCTTTATCTTTAACTAATTCTCCTTCTCTATTTTTAGATTGAGTTATCTCTTCTTTCATTTTCTGGATTTCATTTTCTTGTCCAACCTTAACTCTATCGAATGCAAAGATATTTTTAGCTTTTAACTCATTGAGCTTAATAGAATCCTTTAGAGTTTTTTGTTGTTCAATAACTGATATTTGTTTATCTTTTCTATTTATACGAAATAAGGATTTTCTTATCCAATATGTCAATTGAGGCATAAGGTAAGCATAACATACTGATATAAAAAATGAATATAAGAAAGATAATTTATCGGCGTTAATGGATATATAGGTTATTTTTACAAGTATATCAGTATCACTAAATAATGTAAATAAAATAACTTTCCAATTAAAAATAACCCATGAAACCCCAAATGTAAATAAAATTGGATTCTTAACTTTTGACGTGAACGTTTTTGTAACTTCTTTTAATTCTTTTCTCATTTTAATCTCTATTGTAATTAGAAAATTATATTTTTATTAAATCCAGCCATTTTTTTTCATTTTTTCTTCGTAACGTTTAGCTTGTGCTTCATATTCATTCCGTATAGCAGTCATTTCAGTTAATTTATGAGTTAATTTTTCAATCTCCTTATCTTTCGCAGCACTTCCATTATGCTCTAAATATTTATTTAAATTTTCATTCTCAGAAGATAGGTAATGAGCTCTCTCTTGATGCATTGAAATTGTTTTTTTTAGTTCACTCATCGTCTCTAGATTAAATTCTTTTTCTTTTTTTAATTCATCGATTTCTCTTGTTAGAGCGCCTTCTTTATCTTTAGATACTGTAATTTGCTCTTTCATCTCCTGAATTTCTTTCTCTTTATTTGTTTTTGTATCTTCATAAGCCATATCTTTCTCTGCTCGCAATGATTCTCGTTCTTTTTCAAGTTCTAGCTCTTTTATTTTTTTACTATGTTCGATTGACATAGATATGTAATCGAACCAAACCATTGCTTTTTGGAAAACGAGATTTAATGGCTTATTAAGAAATAAGTAAGCTGTTGTAAAAAATACAGGTATAAACCATGAGTTTTTTTCACTAAATGCAACTGACGCAATTTGTACTTTTTGCTGAATTGAATCATTCCCAAAAATTAGAACAAGTAAGGAGCTCCAATTGAATACACTCCATGAAATAACAAACGTTGCCATAACGGGATTTTTAATTCTATCTTTTGCTGCCTCAGTTACAGCCTGTACGATTTCTTTTGCTTCTTCTTTCATGTCTGCGATCCATAAAAAATAATTGCCGATTATATATAACCAGCAATTATTTTAAACCTAATGATCTTGGTTATTTGGTACAGTTCCACTTTTTAGTAGTTTTTCCCTCGCTTCATCTGCAATTTCAGTAATCATTTCTAGCACTACCTGCATATCACATGCGTTGCATGTCTCTAAACTGCCTAACTTAGCAATCACACTGATACGCTCAAAGGCTACGGCCTCTCGTAGAACATCACTCATATTCAAATATCTCATCTGTATACTGTGTATTTGTACAGTGTATATGAATAATCCTTTTTTGGAACCCTGAATAAGTAAATATCACTAGAATTAAAGAGTTGCGTTATTTTTTAAACAATCTGATTAGATTACCTACAACCTAAGTAAACTATTTCCCATCCCTAAAACAAATTCATCTCATATGAAAGAGGTAGTTTAAAATTTTTTGATCGATTAGAATTCCGTGCAAATTTTGATAGGGGGTGGTATGAGTCCGTATATTTCAGGTTTTCTGATATTTTTGATTATTTCTTTGTTTCTAGGAGCATTTTTTAGTCTCCTATACACAGATAAGTTAAAGTTAAATGATGAGAGCTTAGATAAACAACCATTGTTTTGGTTTGCTGTGTTATCCCCAATTGTATTATTTTTGATCTTTGGTGTAATTATATGGAAGGACTACATACCTGATTTAAGTGGAGCAGGATTAGATAAATTTGCGGAGATTAGTAAATTTCCCCTAGCCGCTTTAGCGCTTTCGCCAATATTTGGAGTGATTGTTTCTAACATACATAGGACAATACAAACAAAAAAACAAATTCAAGTGACCGAAATTAAAAATATTTCCGATGGTTTTTATTCCCATAATAAATATATAATTGAAGAATTTAAATCAATTGAATATAAAAACAATCATTTAAAAATGTTGGTTGATTCACCTAATAAATTATATAAGCGAATTTACCCTGCATCAAATGTAAAAAATGGTTATAGTGAATCAATTAATGATGCTTTCATATCTACTTTGAATAATAAATGTTATGATTTAAGGTTGAATATAGAAACTTTTACGAATTTTCTTAATGATGTAAATAGTAAGACAGACTCAAATATTACTTTATCAAATATAGATTACGCTGAAATAGTTTACTCCTCTCTTCTTAGTTTAATGAAGGAATGTCATATTAATATCGATGATGGATACAAAAATTACTTTTATGACAATCAATCCAAATGCATTAAAGAGATAAATGTTGAAGTGCAAGACTTCGAAAAACATTTGAAAAGTGAAATAATTGCACATGCAAATATTTCAGCTTTAGTTAATATTGTTAGATGTGTGATTTATTGTCTTAGTACATTCTCAATTACACTAAAAAAAATATTTGATGTTATTAATTTAGAAGATTCAGTTGAACAAAGCGAACTAAAAGATTTCATTAAAAATGATTTGAAAAATTCATATTTAAAAATTTTGAAATTACAAAGAGAACTTTACCAACCTATAGGTGAAGCTGAAGCAGCTAGACAACACTTGGCTGAACAAAATCAGAATTCATAGATTTATTCCGTACCCTCTCACACCTCCCCAGATGCGATTTCCTTTTCTGCTCCTTAGTCACAATCTTCTGTATATGGCCATTTCCGTGAAACCTCACGCTTTGGCCATTCTCTGTATAAATAGCGCCTTTCCATAACGAAAGCAACATTGATTTATCCTTATCAGGGTCAAAAACTATCCCAATCGACTTCGCTGCATCCACAATATTATTAATAGCCAAATTTCTATCTTTAGCCGTACCGAGAACCTCCGTACAGTTATTGACAGAACTCCTAGGTGATGCGTTCGCATCACTAAAAACAGACTCCGCTATCGCTTCGTCTAACTTCTTCACAATCTTCCAGCTCTTGAGTCTGGTAATAATTGGGCTATCAGACCCCACTAAAGGCGAAAATACACCTTTAACCCGTATAATTTCCTCACCATAGGCATTGGTTTCTTCGCTTTCTTGGTACCATAGACGCGCAATAAGATCGTCACGACGTACAAATGGGCCACCTTGTGCATTGATATAGCCAGCCCAATCCCCTGAGTCAGCGGCATCATGTACAACAGCAAACTCCACATCCAGACCCACCGCAGTATCGTGATCGGCCATCTTACGTAATTCACGGTAAACGGTAACAGGTGCGCCACCAATAAATTGAAACTGACGTATACGCCAACGGCCAGCCCATGCAGCGGCAGCCATTGCCGCCTCTTTCATCGGTTTGCCACTTTCATCATCTAATTCATCATCGAGCGCATAACCATCCACATTTTTAGAAATGTACTTGGCCACATAGCCCGTTGCTGAACCTTTTTCAGGGTCGATGGCTTCGGCATGGAAACGGGCTTTTCGGGCTTTGGCGGTAATGAGTTCGCTTTCATCTTCTTCAAACGCATATTCCCTAAGAATTTCGCGGATGCTATCCGCTTGCTCAGGCAACATAAAAAACAGCATGTGCCAATGTGGGGTCGCATCATGGTGCGGCTCTGCCACGCGAATACCAAAAATCCGCAAGTCATTACGGTGTAATTTAGCGCGCACTTTGCTCCACACTTTACTTAAATAGCGTTGTGTATCGGCAGGACTACTGCCATTCCATTTACGGTTACGGTGGCCATGTATGGTTGTGGCGTGATATTTCGATGGGGCTGTTAGCGTGTAGAATTCCGCAATATAGCCAAGCTCATTACAGATATTTTCAAAGCCGCGAATTCTGACCATCATTTCAGTTCGACGAATGGCAGGGTTTGCCACACTGCCATAATATTTATCAATCAAACTAAAACGGTTACCGTCCTCGTCTTCTAATTCCATTGATTTCAAAAACTCACGAGTACGTCGCTTTTGCTCTTTCCATTCACTCATGGCCATAGAGCTTGCATAAAGGCTACTGCGCTTGCTGACATTAGTTAACGCAATATGTAAGTGCTCCCGCCATTCTGATGCGTGTCTGCGTAAACGGTTTAGCCACCACTTTTCAGACGTCATTTGTGCGATAGCAATGAAAGCGTCCTTTTCGTTAAAATAGCGTTTGGTTAGCTTCGCCAGTCGTGGCGGTTCTTGGTGATAGGCTTGGGTGATTGCAGCCGCTTCCGTATACAGCATATGCGCAATTTTTAAATCACCTTCATCAGTGCGTTTTTTACTAAGGTCTGAAAGTGTTGTGAACACAAAAGCGGATAATTCAAGGGCTAATGATTCAAGGGATTTACGCGACATATCAGGCATCGCATTAAACCAATTAAAAAATCGGTAAGTTTCAGAATTTTTTGTCGTTAAACAGTAGCGTTTTGTGACTTGATCAACTCTTGGATAAATACGTTCACAAAAATTCTTAGCAAGATAAGCATTCGCGCGTTCGAGGCCTTGATCTTTTAGTAGAACGTCATACCGTTTATTAACGGTGATTTGAACAATTTTAGGTTGCTCAGCAAGTAACGTTTCTGCGTTGGCTAATGCTTCTGCGCGTTTTTCTTTTTCATGAAGTTCAGGATACGTCGGGAACGGCCTTTCAATGGGCTGCGCTGGCTTGTAGTATAAGGTTTGCTTAACTGTATTACTTAGTTCTGTAGTCATTTAAACCTCATGAAAAAGAAAACTGGGGTACTTTAAAAAGCGTTAGCGGCATCTTGTTCGTTCTGCCGCTATTGATTGAGGTATTCAATGAATAAACCTGAAAATAAAAGATATATAGACACTGTTAATATGTTGTCTTCTGTAGGCGTTCCTCCAAACGAAGTAAGGCTCTTATCAGCTGGCGAGTTGTACGAGGTTTGCGGCGTTTTTCAGCGCGCCACTCGTAACCATATAGAAAGGCGTTGGCTTCCATCAAAAGATTGTCGAAATGCGTTGGCGCACCACCTGCGCAAGATTTTTCCAACCGAATGGTTAGAGCACGCAAAATGGACAGAACTAATTGAGCGCGGATTGGATAGTATGATTCATGGACGTAACCACCCCCGTATATCTGAATCTGAGTTTTGGGATTCCTTGGAAGAACTAGAGTCAGATTTACATCTTGCGATTCAGGCGACGCGCAAGACGATTTTGCTTTTTCAGAGTGGGGACAATAGACATTTGACAATGCCGACAGATGTTTTTGTGGTTCCTTCACGCATGAATGAGTTTCTCGCATCACTAGTTGCTGGTGAGATTTATCCTGCATGGATTGCAAAGGTTGATTCTGGGACGACGCCAGGGGCTGAAAATGGTACGTACCCTGAATATTCCCCGAGAAAAGGTTAATAGTCATTACATTGCTCCTTTTGTATTTTCTATATGCCCAATCTCACTTTCGATTAACTGACTGATAGCCACGTAATCTGGCTTTTCAGTCAGTACATACATTTGCAGTTTGCGCAGGCGTGACGCATAACGGTCATTACAAACCTTGCGCTCATCTTGGCGGTTCCAATTAATGCAGCTATCCATCAAAACAGCGTCGTTTGAACTGTTATCTAATACAGGCGTAAACATCGGTTCTGGTATATTCATTTATCTGTTTTCCTAAATTTAGCGTGAAAAAAGCCCTGACAAATCAATGTCATTAATTTTTCATAGGTTATTTAATTAAGGGGTAAAGCTAAGTTTTTCGGTAAAAATGCGCTAATCGCTTTTATATGATTAATGGCTTTGACAATATTAAAAATCTCTATTGTGGTGAGTTCTTCAAATTGGCAATCGTGGCGACTCTTATCAATATTCGCCATATAGAAAATAACGCCTAAAAACTTTTTATTTTCTTCGTGATGCTCATTAAAACGGTCGCGCATTTCTTTGATAAAATATTTCAGCTCATCATTTTTTAAACCAAAGTGTTTTGATTTAATTTCTGATGTTTTATTAAGCCCATTAATGCGCTGGTCTAATTGCATATATTGAGCGCGTTGCTCTAGCTCTATTGGGTTCTGATACATAATTTTCACCTATATTCTTGCAAGTAAATAGATAGTGGCAAAAATAATTACAGGGATAATCACTTTTAAATCATTGTTAGATTTTGCTTTAAATGAATCGCCCGTAATTTTGTATTTATATTGCTGCTTGTGTGCTTGAGTCATATTGTCCTCACACCATTGATTGGCCAAAACCTACTACCGTATCAATCGCGGATACCAATGCAGGGTTTGAATGAAAACGTGCTGAGATAGTCACACCAACCAAGGCTAAACAACGGATCGCATTGTTCACGCTTTTCTTAATTTCCGCTGACCTTGTGCCGTTGATATGGCCACCATCAACTACATGGTTGGCTAATTTACCGACCTCAGCGGTTGCCCCTAATAGATAACCTTGCACATTATTATCACCAATATCCGTCATAGGGACGGATGGCTGGCAATTCAGTTGTTCTAACACGCCATCCAATAATGATGGGTCTTTGGTAGCGTTGGTTAACTTAATTAAGTCGCTGCAAGTCACTTGGTGTGGCTGCTCTGGATTTAGTTTATTGCGTAGCATTTGAGGATTCATGCCGACGCTTTCCGCTATCTTCACTAAATCCCCTTTGTGCGTTAACGAAAATGCTAGGCATGCATCATTAAAGCTAGTCTGTTTTGTTAACTTGTAGTCAAACATCGCTTTTACCTGTTAATTATTTCACTATTCGTTTAGCAATATTCACTAAACGCGAACAATACTAGCCATTATTCCAAGCAAACCAGTCAACAAAAACACGTTCATTTGGTTTTGTCTTAGGCTTAATTTTTAGCTTTCCAGTATGAATGTAGTATCTCGCGGTGCGAATTTTGATGTCTGTACGTTCACAGAACGACTTTAAAGGAATCCAACGATTCTCAGAATGTGAAACTGTTGCGGTATTTTGTTTCATGAGGCAAAATCTCCTATTGGTTATCACTAGCTATCATCTAGTGACATTCTATATAACATTGACTGACACTAACTATGAGTGAACTATAAATTCACTCAAAGCTAAAATCAAGAGGTATTTACCTTGAGTCTAGAAATAAACTTCACTAAAGGCGGTAGTGACGTCCTTGATCGTACTATTGAGGCTTATGGTTTTTCATCGAAATTAGCTTTAGCTGAACATTTAGGTATTGCTAGTAGTAGCTTATCGATGCGTTATAAAAGAGATATATTCCCTGCTGATATCGTTGTTCGTTGTTCACTAGAGACAGGAGCTAACCTTGAGTGGCTGACATTTGGAACAGGAGCCCCATTTGACAATCAAAAAGTTGATGTCATCAAATTATCAAACTATCGCTTAATGAATGGCCAGCTTGTTCCTGCCAGTAGCGTGATGTTCGATAAGGTCATGTTCAAAAATACCGCCCCACTCCCTGATGAACCAATGAGTGTTCAAGATGGCGATACCTATTCAATCGTCGATAAAAAATTTGCAGATGTTTTTGATGGCAAATGGCTTGTCGATATTGAGGGGAAAATTAGCATTCGTGAGCTAACAAGAATTCCAATTAAAAAAGTTCGTGTTTCAGGCGTTGGAATTCCTTTTGATTGTGATTTAGAAGACTTAACCGTGTTAGGTCGTGTAGTGACGATTATTGAAAACCAATAGATATAGAGATGACTGTAAGAAAAATTGATTCTGGCGAATGGCTGTGTGATTTAAGACCGAATGGCGTCAATGGTAAACGTATTCGTAAAAAGTTCGTGACCAAAGGCGAAGCCTTATCCTATGAAAAATATATCCTGGGACAAATGGAAGATAAACCGTGGCTAGGTGAAAAACAGGATAACAGGCGACTATCGGATTTAATCACGCAATGGCATGATTTATATGGCAGAACATTAACTGATGCTGACAGAATGATGTCAAAACTCAAGGCCATTTGTGCAGGGCTTGGTGATCCTATTGCATCCCAGTTAACCGCTTCTGATTTTAGCCTTTATCGTGAAGGACGCCTAAAGGGTGAAATTCCTGATATTAACGGCCGATTAATGTCAATTAAGCCTGTTACCGTTAATCATGAGCAACGCAATTTATCTGCGGTTTTTGGTACGCTGAAAAAATTAGGTCATTGGTCATTGGCCAACCCATTAGCTGGGCTACCGACTTTCAAAGTCGATGAAAGTATGGTGACGTTTTTATATCAAGATGAAATTAAATTATTACTTGAAGCACTTTCAGAATCTAATAGTGAAAGCGTTTTGATGATCTCTAAAATTTGCCTGGCAACAGGAGCTCGTTGGAGTGAAGCCGAAAATTTAGAAAGTAGCCAAGTCACGCCCTACCGTATTACCTACAGAAATACCAAAAGTAAAAAGGTGCGTACCGTTCCAATTTCAAAGGAATTATATGATGAAATTCCTAAGAAGCGCGGGAAGCTATTCACCCCTTGCCGTAAAACATTCGAGCGCACTGTCAATAAAGCAGGAATTGAATTACCTGAAGGACAATGCACCCACGTTTTACGCCATACTTTCGCCAGCCATTTTATGATGAACGGCGGCAATATTTTAGTTTTAAGAGATATTCTCGGACACTCTGATATCAAAATGACAATGATTTACGCACACTTTGCACCAAGTCATTTGGAAGATGCAGTTACTAAAAACCCTTTGAATTTTATGGAAGATTAAAGATGAATGCTTTTTTTTCTCTTTGGGTAGAAAAATTTCATGACTCATTTTTAGCAATTTTTATTTACTTTCATGCTATTGCTACGATTATGACAGTTGCATATGTTGCCAAGCCCTTTGGGATGGACTCAAAGCCGTTAACACAACAATCATTATTTTGGCTTGCTATAATTATTCCCATATTTTCATTTTTATATTTTGGTATTTTTTCATGGTACCCTTTTGATATACAGTTAGGAGGAGAAAATTACAAAGATTTCATTGTTAACAATGCTTTCCCTCTAGGTTTGCTGTCGCTATCAATACCGTTTACTGCTATTGTTAATAACATACATAGAACAATTCAAACAAATGAACAAATAAGCCAAACTCAGTCTAAAAATAGCATTGACTTTTATTTAAACCATAAAAAATCAGCTATAGAGTACTTTGAGAAAAACTTAAAACATGAAATAATTACTATTACAAAAAAACACCCACTAAATAATAAAAAAGAAACCCCAAATGAATTAGAAATAAAAACACTAATTAACATTAAGAACCCATATTATCTATACAATAAAATGTTTATTTTTTCCAATGATTCAAGAGGGTTAACCAGTGAATTATCTGGAATATCCACTCATTATTTTGATGAAATAAACCAGTCATGGGTAGATATTAATATTATATTTGGTAAATACATCATACCAACGTCATATGAAGAACCTAGTAAATATAAATATTTCATTTCATCCCTAGAATCAACTATAATTAGGCTAATGGAAGCACTTGAAATAGATATATCGAAATTATCTTATTCCTCTGATAAATCATCAAAATATCACTATTCACTATTTAACACCAAATTATTAGATAATATTTTTCTGAAGAGTTTATTAAAATCTTTGCATTCTATTACTCTTGATATTTTTATGTTTGTTAATAAAGAACCAATAAAGAGTATAGATTTCTTTTGGGTAGAACAATATATGTATAATGATGTGACCCTCATAACAAATAATTTTGATTATGGTCTTATTAAAAATCACACAGGGGAGCCAATCGCATACCTTTAATGTCCAGTATGTGTCCATATAGTTTTATAACAGTTGTAAATCAATGTCCACCAATGTAACGCAACCAATTGAAAATTATATTAAATAAATAAATTCACAACATACAATAAAGAATGTAGAAATTTCGGACGCGGGTTCAACTCCCGCCAGCCCGCTAACTCAATGAGTTGCGGGCTTTTTTATATCCTGCGCAGCCTAATATAATATAACCTAACTACCACTTTAGGCTGCCTCCAACAACCCATCAATGATGCATCATTTCATGCACAATATCCTTACCGCTCATAGAATATGGATAATACGTTGGCCAATTCTCTAATTGAGTCAATAAAGCCTCTTGAGATTCATTTCCCATATAAAGATGAAAATGCCCGGCTTTCTCTGGCGCAATAATATGATCACTAAACTGGATAAACTTAGGAGCTTGACTCTTTCTATCCTTACACTCAAATAAATAACGGACGCCCTTCTTACCCGAAGAATAATTTAAAACTCGGTAACCCGCGTAATCATATTGGCACTGAGCGACCTTATCCCCTCGGTGGAATTCAATAGTATTATTCTCAATACCAATCATATCCACATCGGTTTTATACCCTTTGGCATAATAATCTCGATATTCTTGCGCTGTTTTATCCTTATTCTTTGCAGCCTTATCCTGCAGTACAGGATCTAACGTTCCATTAGCAAGATAAGGCTCCACAGATTGCCAAACACCGTCCCAATCACTCAATTGACGGTCTTTAATATCACTATTATCAAAAATACCTTTTGCAGCATTGCGTTGTGCTTCCGTTTGCGGCTTATCATGATGATGTTCATGCGCCATTGCTGTGTGACTGAATAAACCAGCAAGCACAAGTAATGAAAGAATATTTTTTACCATCAT